CCAAACGTTTACATCAAACTTTAGATTAGCAGTTACATATCTAGTTTTCTGTGCAGAGTCTACACTGTTAACCATATAGTCTCCATTATCAGGGTTTGCTGTTAACATAATATGCCAATCTTTAGGTAATGTCCATGAGATATAAGTTTGACGGTCTATTAATTCCATAACTGCTTGGATAAATCTTGTATCAGCTCTATTCCAATCGTCTAGTAATAATATACCACCCTCTTTAGCATCTGCAATCCATTCTGGTGCACAATAAGACATTCTGTTCTTACCTGTCATTTTGTATCCATTTTTTAGATACTTTTGTACGGCAAGTTCATCAACCCACATACCAACTTTTTTAGTGATGGTGGTTGGCATCTTAGCTAAATCTGCTGATGCGGCAGATCTTTGTGCTGCTGTATAATTAAGATCATCAATCTTTTTGTTTGGATTGGTAACTGTTTTCTCCTTATACATTTGAAATTGTCTTACGGGAAACCCTACTAGGTCACCCAACTCTTCTATCTGTGCAAGGTTAAGTTTAACAAATTTTAATTTGTTTTCTTCAGCCAATTCTACTATGGTTGAGGTTTTTCCAATTCCTGATTCTCCTACTACTTCTATAGATACAGGGCTTTTTCCATTAGCTTGTAAATATCTATTGTTTGTAATTATATGATTTACAAATCCTTTTAACTCTGTTACATTTAAATTTACTTGTGCCATTCTTTTTAATTTAGTTTTATTACTTGACCGGGTAACTCATCATTCATATCAGATATACTACTTAAACACCACAGGGTGTTCTTTGGGCAATCTTCTGGTGGATAAGCTTCACCGTCTGTTAAATATACTAGGGCTGTATAAGCCCCTTTATTTTCATTATGCCGTGTATTTCCCAATCATGTTTAAGATTAAATTCTTTTACACTTTTAAGCTGTGTATCACATTGTGCTACTGTAATTTTATGACCTGTTTTAGTCATGTGTGCTAATTCATTAAAGAATTCTTTTAACTCATTATTATTTACAGATCCGCTTGTATCAACACCAACAAGAATGTGATTTTTAAATTTAATTTTTAAACCGGGACTACCAGAATAACGTTTGTTAAACTTACGTCTTAGCTTTTTAGTATATACTATACTAGAATTACCCACAAATCTTTTTAAATACCCTTTCCAATCAAACTTAGCAGGTTCAATATGTGTAAGTCTATGTATAAGATCGGCTAACTCTCCTGGTACACTTCCGCATTTTTTTACTGTTTGTTCTGCTGATTCTTTAAGTTGATGTTCTATTTGTTTTTGAACCAACTTTTTATCAGGTTCTGATAAATCATCAAAATCTCGCCATGTGGCGTGACAATATTCTGATTCACCATCCATTTGATCCATTAATGAATCTAATCCAGGACATGTACCATCTTCTTGTGCTTGTTCTAAAAGATTATAATATTCTTTTGTCCCCGCTTTTATAGGAAGATTTAATTCAGGAAATGAACTAAGTAACAAACCGCCATCAGGAAGTTTACTTTCGTCTATATATTGATTGATTTCTAAATCTGCAGCTATATTAAATAGCTTATGATTTGAATAAAGATCTCTCAATAATAAATGTCCAAATGCAATATGCAAAAGCTCATGTTTAATCAAACCCACCCTATGAGGCAAGCTTAAATTTGTATAGAACTCTGGATTTATAGTTAACTGCATGCCAATCCCTAATTTACTAACACCTGCTGTAGGTATTCTTTCACTATAGGTTTTATTAATGCCAATTAAAAAAAGCCCATAAAAGGGCTCATCTAAAATTAATTCTTTAGTTGTCTTAGCAACTAAATCTTGTATATTTTTCATAATTTTTAAGTCTTCATAATTTTATAAAGTATTTGTTTGTAGATTTTTTTATTTGCTTTTTGCACTATGATTTTATAAATGGATTTTCCAATTAAATCATCATAAAAAGAAAAACAGCCATCACTAGATTTTATAAATCTATTTCTTTTTTCAAGAGACAAAGATTTTGTAAATAATGTATTTACCATTCTCATGTCACTATAATTCAAATTACTTAAATTACTTTTTCCTATTTGAAAATCTTCTTTAGAGCCATTTAATAAACTTCTTATTGCAAAAAACTCATCTAAAGTTATTTCATGACGCATCTTCTAAGATTTCTATATAAACACCAGGGTTTTCTTTATCATAACTATACTGTTCAAAGGCGGGTAAAATAAATTCCGCATTGTCATCTTCAATCCACCCGGCTTTAACCATATCATCTTGCACTGTTTGTGCAGGGTTGATATAATCAAATTTATGGCGGCTTCCTCTAACAAATGTAAAAGATATTTTTGCTGGTAATGTATGTTTAGCTAGTTCAGCTTTAAAATCATCAGCATATTCTGCATAATAATCTTTAGCTACTTTTCTATAATTCATTACAGCTTTACTAGCTATAAAGTATTTACCCGTCCATCTTCTTCCGTTTTTACTACTGGGCACTGATCCTGGTATAAACCATTTTTTATTTTCCATATTAGTTTAAATTATTGCTCCACAAGGTAATAACCACAGATCATCACCTATATAAACACCTTCACCAGAATCCTGATCTTTTAAATAGTGATATAATTTTCTTAAAGATGGATCCTCTTTTATCACTTGTTTTTTTACCGGTTTTTTCTTTTTCATATTATTGTTTTAATGTTAATTTTAATAAAGGTTTTAAATGAGCATGAACTTTCTCAAAACCATGTTCTTTCATAGCATCTGATATGTCTTTGCATATAGTTAATGCAAATCCATTGATTTTATATGCATTTACATATCTTTCAACAGCGTTAAGCCCTGCTTCATCATTATCAAAAAGAGTAATTACTTTCTTGTACTTTTTCTTTAAGTGCTCAATGACATGTGGTTTAATCATAGTATTCTCACTATCTGGAGCTATAACTTCAATATTATAACCCATACTCTTTAAACATAATGCATCCTTCAGTGAAGAACATATTACTAAGTATGGTTGATTGAATTTTAATTGATCATATCCCTGTAGATGTGATTTTACTTTATGAAACTTATGTTTACTACTGGTAGGTTGATATATTTTATATACTTCACCGGCCTTATCAAAGTATCCATAAAGACTGTTGCCTTGTATTTTTAATGCTTTAACTTGATCAGCTTCAGATTTAATAAGATTATAATATTCAATGGGTTTAACATTATATTCTGTTAAAATAGACATCCCAATTCTAAATGATAACCAATAAGCACTATCAGTTTCATTCCATGGTCTTGTCTTAACAAAATCAACCTTCCATTTAACAGCTGGTTTAAAATTTATTTTTTCAAAATCATCTGTTTTAACATGAATATTATAGTCTTTTACAATCTTCATTGATGCTTGAGAATATTCTATATTAAATAGCATTTTAACTAAATCTACTTTGTTACCATGCTTTCCTGTAGAAAAATCTTTAAACTTATATTGATTTATTTTTTGATCCACATAAATGCAAAAGCTTGGTGTTTTTTCATTAGGATTAAATACTGATATAATTTTTACATCCTGACCAGTCAATGGCTCAGGCAAATTTAAATAATATTGAAATACCCAATAACTGGGTATGTCTACTTCATTTAGAACTAAATTTTTTGTATTAAACATGATAGCTGCAATTAAATAAATTAATGGGGATAACCGAAATCATCCCCATTAATTTATATCAATTATTTACAAATCAAAATCATCACCTGCTGTTTTAGCGGGTTCAAAATTGCTTGTTTCAGCAACTACTTTTTTAGCTCCTGGTTTAAAATGATTCTTATCACTACTGTTGTAAGTAATTAATTTAGAAGAAACATCTTCAACATCAAGTGATTCAAGAGGTACATTACCTTTATTTCTTTTAGGTAAAAACAGATCATTATTCATATAACCCGCTGTATTTTCCCATTCACGAGATCCTAAACATACATTAATATATGTTGGCCCTGATAATATAGGATTACAAGCCGTCATGAAATCTTCAATTGTATTTGCTTGAATAAGATCTAATTCAGCTCGTTTACCCAACTGTTCAGCAATAAAAATCATTGTTTTCATAACCTCGTTATCTCTCTTAACTTCAGCACCGCTTGGTAATGTTGCATCTTTATATGCATACTGTGACGCTCTTACTCTCCCAACTTGACCCGCATAACGTGCTCCATCAGGTTTATTGACATCTACTAAAAAACCTTGAAAATCTCCTTCCATAGGTTCTCCTTCTACATGCAGTGTAATATTATATGCATCTGCATCATAAGGTGTTTTATCAAATGTAATTTTATTTATTTTAACAACTTGATTGCCCGGTTCTAAAACAGGCTTTTCTTTGCCGCTTCCGGCACTCATTCCACTAGTACTTAACATAGTTTTTTGGTTTTTATTTAATTAATTATTTATTCTTCATATTTCTTGATGCAGTCTTTTACATACTGCAGGTTGTTTGGAATGAAGAAATCTTCAAACATACCTTGTGGTGATTTACATGTGTTCTCGCCATTGTTTTGAGTTTCAAAACCATATTCAAGTTCACCATCATCATTTTTATTTACTTTTCCAAATAATACAATAGAAAATAGACCTTCCAAAGTTAGTGTATTGTCAATCATTTTACCAATAGTTTTGGCTTTGATTTTTCTATTTCCATTAATATCAGTTGAATCTTCTGAGTGAGTTAAAAAGATCACAGTTAAATCATCTCTTAAATCTTTTGGTAATTTTGCCACCATGGCAAGATTAGCTGCAATCTGAGTAAATTTATCATATCCTTTTTCATTTGCTCTATCAAAATATTCAAAAGAGCTCATATATTGCCAATCATCAATAACTAAGGTTTTAACATGTGGCATTTTTTGATCTACATGATGTACAGCTTTAACAATTGCTGCAGCAGATGATGTTGATACTAAATTTCCCGTAGGGTTAGCTTTATTTGCTACTTTATAATTTGATTTCCAACCTTTAAAAGGTAAAGGTTTATTTGCAATATTTATAATAAAAGTTTCATCTGGATTTAAATCTCTTATTGCTGTTGACTTACCAGTTCCTGAGTCTGCAATTACTAATACACTTTGTGCCATGTTATTTAATTAATTTATTGATTACTTTAGTTAATGTTATTAATGTCTGATTGATGTCTTCAAGTTTATCTACTAATAAAGATGTGTCAGACATTTTATCAGGATTGGGTAAATCAAAGTGTGAAGTTGAATATTCATCTACTATTCCTGTATTGATTGATCCTCCTTTATGGTCCATACCTTCTTCCATAGCAGTTTGTTTATTCCAGTCCCTACTTGTAACATCATTAACAACCTTTAATTCACCCACTGGTATCATATGTCTTGTAAATCCACTACTGCTTGTAATTAATTCATATTCAGATTTCCAATGTGGATTATGTTTAACAAGATATAAAGTTCTTTTAGGATCTTCACTTACATAATCTATACTTACAAATTCAGTATAAATATCTTCTTCTTTTTCTAATTCACTAGGGAAAAATGTAACATGTAATTCATCTTTACCTGATGGCCTATATGCCATTTTAGGAAAATATAATGCATTTATATTACCTGATATTTGAAAGTAACCTTCATGCTCCTCTTTTAAAGTAGAGATTCTTTTTTTACGTTCATCCGTGTTTATTGCCATTATTATTTTTTATTTATTATCTTCTTTCTTGTTGACCAGGTGTTTCCATTTCTTCAATCTTCATTTGTTCAAACTTAGCTTTAAAGAAACTCATTCGTGCATCACCATTTCTTGCTTTAAGAAAGTGTAATACTAATGTTCTATCATTCTCTATGATATACCTTTCAGGTCCATAGAACCTAATCTTTTGTTTAGCCGGCCTGTTAATACCTATTAACATATCTGCATGCTGTAACATTGCATCTGAACCAAATATATCTGACTCAAGTATATGGTTACCATACTTGCCTTCTATTGCTCTTTCAGGGCTATCAATATTTCTATTGAGTTGTGATAGAGCAATAAATAAACAAGGATAATCCCTTTTACATTGTGTAAAAAACTCCCCTAATTCAAATAACATATCTAATGTGTTATTCTGATAAGGCGCTCTTTTTACTAGCATAGTATGATCTAAAGTAATTATAGTTTTTGCACCCTTATGTAAATCCATGTAAACATCAATCTGTTCACGCATTTGATTTACAGTCATGGGTGTTGAAATAATATCTACTGGGTTCTTAACTCGTTCTTTTGCGTATTGATGGCAATGATTAATTACATCTGT